CTTCTGGACGATTTTGAAGATTGTATTTATTTTTTTTTAACATTTTGTTTTTCCTATTGGGAGTTTGTTAAGTTTCTATATCCCTTACCAATATTTAGAAAACATGATAAGAACCTTTAAGCTACACGAAAGTTCCATTATATTTATCATGATATTTTTTCTTATGATCTTTCCAACATTCTTTACACATTTTTTGAGTTTTTCCTGTTTTTTCAATTTTAATTCCACAAATTTCACAGTAGGGTTTATAGTAAGTCCATATATTATTTATATCTTCAACATAAAATAAAATATCAGAGTTGTCATCTCGATCAAATAAAAGCACATCAAAATTGCCTCTGTCTTTATGTTGAATTAAACCAGATAAAATTAATTCATAAAAAAGATCTTCATCTTTTTTCTTTGATATTTTTGCAAACCTAAGAACCGTTGAATCTTTTAAATTTAAAGTATAATTATTATATTCATCAATTTTATTTTTAGTTATAAAATCATGTTTTCCTAATATAAGCATTGTAAATAATAATCTTTCAAGTTTATAATTTTTCAATGTTCTTATTTTCTCTAATTCATTTTTTCTAAAAGGAATAGGTTCTGAAACTATTAAATTATATTTCTTAGATGTTCTAATAATTCTATTTAAAAAATTTTGATAAATTGGTTCTGGATAATCATCATAAAATTTATTTAAATATTTTATTATTTCTTCATATAAATTATCTTCATTAATTCCAATATACCGATAGTATTTTATTAAAATTCTGATATCTTTTCCAGACATAAATCTAGTTAATCCAGATTTTAATAATTTTTTCGCATAAGCCAATTCATCAAGAATAGTATTCATTAAAATCCTCTTCGCTATATATATCTTTTATTTCTATTTTTTTCATTCTATAATAATTTCCCAAATATTCAATATCTCCATTTTTATCTATAAAAGGAATACAAATATTTTCTTGTCTATTCAAATAAATATTTTCAAGTAAATCTTCTCCAAAAACATTCCACAAAAATGTCTTGTTATCATTTTTGTGTGTTATATAGCAAATGTCAACCGCTATATTTGCTAATTCAGATCCATTTGATGATATATAATTTGCCTCTTGCCTAATATATTTATTGAATTGTTCAATAGTTTTAAATTTATAATTGTCATCAATATCTTTTATTTTTGAAAAATTTCTTTTTTCACTTTTATATTTTTTATATAAATCATATAATTTTTTATATTTTTCTGGATCTGTCGCTATATTTTTATTCTTTAATAACATTATTTGATCATCATCAATTTTATTATTTAATACTGTTTTCATTATTTTTATTTTATTTTCCATAAACAAACATATTTTGTTCATTGTACAATCAGTTTCTAAAAAATCATTATATTTGTAATATTGATCTAATAAGAAATTCTCTTCAAGCGTAATATTATTTTTTTTATGATCTTCAATTATTTGATTAAGAGGTTTCCCAAAACTTCTTTTAGAATTTCTATTCCATTTTTCTAAATTATTTAAATATCTTCTATTATAATGAGAATAAACGTATCTCATAAAATAAGCTCTTTTGCTAATTTTTATTTTATTTAAAAATAATTTATTTTCTTTTTCTTCTTCGGAATCATTTTCATTAATTTTATTCCATTTAGTCCAATGAATAGGAAATGGTTTTATCTCTAACCCTTTAGTTGCATCAATTGTACTTCCTTGTTCTTTTCTTAAACACTTTAATCTTTTTATTAATTCATCATACTCTTTGGAATCTTCTTTGAATATAGGCAACATTGCAAATGCGGTTGTAGCCACATTTGTTACAAATCCAACTTTAGAATTAAATCCATTTAAATCAGCTTTATAAAGTTCTTCTTTTTTTATTTTTACTTTTGGAGATTTTTTATTTTCATATGTTATTGGGTTTCCACCATAAGCCCCATTAATAATATCTTTGTTATTAGTGACACACAGGATATCTCCGTCCCAATCCGAATCGGCATGGAGTAAAGTATCATTTCCAAAAATATTATAAACAACACAATTATTTAAATATTGAAACCATTCTTCAATTTTTTCATTAGTTTTTAAATTTAATATGTTTACTTCACTTCTCCAGGTTAAAGGAGCTCGCATTCCAGCTAATTGAGATTCTCCCTTTTTTATCCAATATTTATTATAATGTTCATTTCTTTTTAATAATCCATTAATCGGAAGATCAAATATATATTCAAGAAAAGCATAAGGATCTGAAACCATTATTGTATAAGAACCATCTACAATTAAATTGCCTATATAGGATTCCTTTATTTTTTTATTTAAACTATGAAGTAAATAATTTTTTATATAAGGATCATTTAAAATATTATGATTTAAAATTATAGCCTTTGTAATTTTATCATTTATCTTTTCAAATATTTCTTTATCATAATCTCCATCTGAAATTTTTCCAAGAAGATATAATAAAGTATAATTGACATCTTTTCTAGTTATTTTATCAAAATATTCCAATGTCTTTTTAGTAAGACTTTCAATTGACTGATCATTTAAATTTAATGCTTGTATAAATTGATAATTTAAAAAAGTATGTCTGGAATCATATTTTGGAGCAACTCTGGTAACAGACCATTGTAAGTTATTCAACTTAGATTTCTTTTTATAATCAGAAATAGAAGCAAAGGCATTCCATAATTTAAATTGAGATTGTGTTAAAATTACATCCATATCCCTAATATTAACGTTATTACCATAAATATCAGTAATAAACCTTTTTCCTATTTCGTCTGAAAATTTATGAAAATCAATTACTACTACAAGCCCTTTTATAAAATTAGACCTAATTATAAAAGAAGAAGGAATATAGTCTAATTCTAATTCATCAGCCCATTGTTGAGCCATTTTAGGAGATATAATTCCCTGTCCATCCCATAGGTTGAAAGTAATATTTTTATCCATTTCAATTACTTCATCATCACCATTTTCAATTTCTTTTACAAAATCAACTTTTTCTGTTCTAATAATTTCCTTATCTGGAACAACACAGAAATAGGGTTCAGAAACAGGAAGAGATGCTGAGGTTGAAAGCGCAAAATAAGCATTATATTTAGCTGGTGTAATTTCAATATCTTTTCTGTTATTGTCTAAAATTGCATTTAATTTATCAAAATATTTTTCATCAATAAATAGTGCGTTATTTCTTCTGGCGTGTCCTGCGCCACATGCAAATCTTATATACTTTTTATTGTTTAAAATAAAACCATTTTTTCCAATTGTTTTATAATGATTATTATTTTCAACAAAAATAGAAACTATTTCGGGAACAAATAAAATATTGTCAATTTCTTTATCAATTTCTATCAATCTTTTTAAATTCTCTTCAGATGATTTTTTTCTCTTGATTTTTTTTCTTTCTAAGAATAATTCTTGAATATTCTGTTCATTAATAGTAATTTCTTTTATATTTCTCAAACTTCTAAACATTTGAGAATCACCCATAGATACAATTTCTCCGTATCTTCGAGCATCTTTAATTGATAGATTTATGTTATAATTTGAATTTTTCAGTCTTGAAGTTGAAATTTTGAATATGTAATATTGTTGAAGTTTTTTCAAATTGATTATTCCTCTTAAAAATATAGAATATACATTTTTTGAAATTTTGATTTCTTAATAAAAACAAAGACTTTATTTTCCTTAATTTCAATTAACACCCCTTTGAACGTTTTTTTTAATAAATTATCAGGATATTCTTTAAAATTACATTCAATACATGTTTTTATTCCAGTATATAATCTTCTACAATCTCTTCTATTTCTAAATAGTTTTAAAATGTTTTTTGAAAATTTTTTATTTTTTAATTTTAATAAATAAAGATATAAGGATAGAAAAAAGCGAAAATATAATATTTTTTCATTTGAAATATATTTATTTTTATAATTCCATATGTATTTGTTATGTTTTATTGTTTTTGGAATTTTACCATAAAAAAGTTCATTTCCTGAAATAGTGCATTTGAGATATTCTTCTTCTTCATAAAATTTATCATTGACTTCATCGTCAGTTAAATTTTTAGTGGATTCTACTTTATAAATATTTCCGGTTTTTTTACAAACACGTTTTATTCTCATTAATGTTTGATCCATTTTTATTCCTTTTATGGAATCAACACATACCAAACATAAATTAAAATTTGGATTTAAACTATCAACCAGTAATTGTTCATAAAAAGTTAAATTATTTTTATCACAATATAAAATGGCTTTAAAAATAAAATTTTCTTTTCCATATTTATTAAATGAATTTTGTAAATATTTATTTTTGTGTTTATTTTTCTTTAATTCATAGAAATGCTGATACCTTCTATTTTTTAAATTTATACTTTGACCAATATAAAAATCACCTGTAATAATATTTTCAATTTTATATATTCCACAATTATATCTCAAATTATAAAATTTCCTCTAATGTTTTTACGTAACTATATACATTCCAGTTTTTTTATCTTTTAATTTTCTATTCATTCCTTTTCCAATCACTACATATTCTCCAGATTTCACTTTTTCTTTATTTCCTGAATTAAAAATGGCTGCCAGAAGTAATCCTACAATAAGATGCATAATATTATCCTTTCTTTTTTATTCTAATGTTTTAATTTCAACTAATGTTTTATTTATATCTTCATCCCAATTTCCACAAGCATATTCATCATAATTATAATCTAAAATATTTTGACCATTTATTTCAAACCTATAATAAGACATTTCTTCCCAATTGAATTCATTTCTAAATGGATAATGTTCATCTTTTTCCATTGCTTCCTCTAATAAAA